GCAAGCATGAACGATATCAGCCGGAGCGGTTGCAGAATAACCCCACGTTCCAGCCACACTTATTTCGCTGTCACCGTCCGAGAAGTTCCAGGACTGCGATTCATCCAAGCGGATCAGCCACTTCGGACTGTCATTGCGCGGGAATAGGCGGTAGTTGCCGCTTGTAATCTCAACCGCATCGCCATTCGTGAGCGCTGTAACAGTCAGCAGGTCTTCGCCATAAAGCAACAAGTCCTGCCCGTCAGTTGAGTCCGAAGTAAAATACTTTGTCGCGGTGGTAGCCT